ACTCAAGTCTACTATTCTGCTGCATTCGGTGCGACTAGAATGGAAGAAGAAAAAGTAGTTAAGATTCAAGCATACGAAGCTTAATCAATAAAATTTTAGGGGGTGGAAGCGAGAGTGGAAACCCCCTGGAATGCTTATGAAACAAATAAAAGATTTAAAAACGATACTACATTTTAAGAAAGGAAAATATGTATATAGATATGTATTGGTAGACAGATTTAAGAATGATGGTAAATTCCATTATGGTTTTGATGCAAAGAATGAAAGAACAGAGCATGAGATTTTTGCATTAGAAAAAGATAGACAGATAAGACGAAAGTATATAATAAGGAAATAGTATGGCATCAGTAGTAGACATTTGTAATGGAGCATTAAACCAACTTGGTGCATCAACAATACTTACACTTACAGAGGATTCAAAGAACGCAAGACTTTGCAATGCAAGATACACACAAGTTAGAGATAGTTTATTTAGATCTCATCCTTGGAATTGTTTAATTAAAAGAGTTGAACTAGCTAGAGATACTGAAACACCTTCATGGGGTTTTAGTTATCAGTTTACTTTACCTGCTGATTGCTTGAGAGTTTTAACAATTTTAAATTATGATTATGATTATAAGATTGAAGGTAGAAAGATTGTAGCAAATCATGATACAGTTAAGATACAATATGTAGCAAGAATTGCTGATCCCAATCAATATGATGAGTTACTAAGAGAAACAATCTCTGCTGCATTAGCTGCTGACATTGCCTACGCAGTTACATCTTCTAATCCTGTTGCTTCTAATATGTATAATTTGTTTCAAGATAAATTAAAAGAAGCAAGATTTGTAGATGCTACTGAAGGTCAAAACACTAATCCAGATAATGGTCAATCAGATGTTGTTGGAGCTTCTTCATTTATAAACGCAAGGTACTAACCCATGGCTAGAGTTGCTGTTCAATTAACGAACTTTACAGGTGGCGAGTTATCCCCAAGATTAGATGGTAGAAATGATTTACAAAAATATCCTACAGGATGTAAGACTTTAGAAAACATGATTGTATTTCCACATGGAAGTGCAGCAAGAAGAAGTGGTACACAGTTTGTAGCAGAAGTAAAAGATAGTTCTAAAGAAACAAGATTAATTCCTTTTGAGTTTAGTACAACACAAACTTATATGTTAGAGTTTGGAGATCAGTACATAAGATTTTATAAAGACAATGGTCAAATATTATCTGGTGGTTCAGCTTATGAAATTAGTTCACCATATTTAGAAGCAGAATTATTTGATATTAAATATGCACAATCAGCAGATGTCATGTATATTTGTCATCCTAATCATCCTGTAAAAAAATTAGCTAGAACAGGTCATACATCCTGGACACTAACAAGTGTTGATTTTCAGAATGGTCCATTCATGGATCATAATATTGAAACAACAACATTAACTGCTGGTCATACTGCTGTAGGTAGTTCTGGTAATTTAACTTTATCATCAACAACTGGTGTTAATAGTAATCAAGGTTGGTTATCAACTGATGTTGGAAGATTAGTACATTTTAAAGATGGTCATTATAAAATTACTTCAGTAACTTCAACAACAGTTGCAGTAGCTATATCTGTAGTTGCTCCATCATCTTCTTCTGCATCTACAGATTTTGCATTAGGATCATTCTCAGACACTACTGGTCATCCTTCTTGCGTAACCTTTTTTGAACAACGATTAGTATTTGCTGCAACCTTATCACAACCACAAACATTATTTTTTTCAAAGTCTGGTGATTATGAAAACATGGATGATAATTATCATGGCACAGTAGCAGATGATGATTCTATTATTTATACGATTGCTTCTAACCAAGTAAACGCAATTAGATTTATGACAGCTACAAGAACTTTAATCATTGGTACTGCTGGTGGTGAGTTTGCTGTTAGTGGGGGTGGAACTGATAATGCTATTACCCCTACAAATATTCTAATTAAAAAACAATCTAACAATGGTGCAGCAAACGTAGATGCACTTGCTGTTGGTAATGCTACTTTGTTTTTACAAAGAGCTAGAAGAAAGTTAAGAGAACTAGCATACAACTTTGATGTAGATGGTTATGTAGCTCCAGACTTAACAATCCTTGCTGAACATATTTCAGAAGGTGGATTCAAACAGCTATCGTATCAACAAGAGCCTAACCAAGTTATTTGGGGTGTAAGAAATGATGGTCAGTTAGTTGGATTAACTTATCAAAGAGAACAGCAAGTAGTTGCTTGGCACAGACATATTTTTGGTGGAACATTTTCAAGTGGTAATGCAGTTTGTGAAAGTGTTGCTACAATTCCAACAGACGATTCAGAATATCAAAGTTGGGTTATTGTAAAAAGAACAATCAATGGTGCAACAAAAAGATATGTAGAATATATTCATCAATATGATTTTGATGAAACAGATGATACTTCATTTAATTTTTTAGATTCACAATTATCTTATAGTGGTTCACCAGTTACAACTTTATCTGGTTTATCACATCTTGAAGGTGAGACAGTTTCAATATTAGCAGATGGTGCAACGCATCCAGACAAGGTGGTTAGTTCTGGAGAGATAACATTAGATAGATCTGCAAGTAAAGTTAAAATTGGATTAAGTTACACATCATTATTACAAACAATGAGAATAGATGCTGGTTCACAGAATGGTACATCACAAAGTAAAACTAAAAGAATCTATGAGATTACTGCTAGACTTTACGAAAGTATTGGTGTTGAGATTGGTCCAGATCTTAATAACATGGAACGAATACCTTTTAGATCTTCAGCTAACGCAATGGATAGTGGGATCAATGTATTTACAGGAGATAAAGAAATAGAATTTAGAGGAAACTATGAAACAGATGGTTTTATATTTGTTAGACAAACACAACCTTTGCCTTTGACGATACTGTCATTATATCCTAAACTTCAAACTAACGATGGATAGAATATTAAATATAGTGTCATATAAAGCAGAGCATGGAGAATACATTATGAAGCAACAGATGAATCATACATTAATGGATAAGGATATGGAGTTCGAAGGTAACGCAAAGAACCTAGAACAAGATAACTTAGCGTTTACTGGTATGATTGATGGTAAACCTATCTTTGCTGCAGGTATGAAAGTAATATGGAATGGTGTTGCTGAAGGTTGGGTACTAGCAACTAAAGATGCTTTAGATCATCCTTTGCTAGTCGCAAGAGCAATCAGAAAAGATTTTGCAAGGATTGCTAAAGAAAATAATATCAATCGAGTTCAAACTGCTGTAAGAGCAAACTATACAACTGGCTTAAAATTTGCTAAGTGGTTAGGTTTAGAGGAAGAAGGATTAATGAAAAAATTTGGCTTTGATGGTTCAGATCAATATATGTATGCGAGGTTATTCTAATGGGGTGGGTATCAGCAATAACTGCAGGTCAAGCAGCAGCTGTATCGGTTGGTACATCTATAATTGGAGCAAGACAAGCATCTGCAAATGGTAAATTTAATCAAAGTGTTGCAAATAGAAATGCTTTACTCAAAGAACAAGAAGCAGAAGCTATTGAAGCTAAAAAAGAATTAGATCTTGCTAAATTTGATAAACAGTTTCAAGTTCTTGAAGGTGAAGTAATTACAAGAATATCTACTTCTGGTGCAGAACTTTCTGGATCTGGAATGAGAGTAATGAGATATAACGCTGAACAAGCAGAATTAGAAAAAGATATGATTGCTTACAATGCTGAAATTAATAAATCTAGAAAATTTGAAGAAGCTAACTTTGCTAGAATACAAGGTGATATTGCTAGACAAAATGCTAGAATGACAGAACTTTCTTATTATTCAAAAGCAGGAGAATCTTTACTTAAAACCTATGGATAAATATTATGCCTAAGATACCTACATTCACAGCAGGAAGAACAGAGATGACAACACAAGCTAGTGGTGTCACTAGCAATATTCAAATATCTCCAAACTCAACTATAGCTTCTGCATTATTGCCTGCTACAGATGCAATTACTAATTATGCTGTAAAAAAAAGAGATGCCACAGAAAAACTTGAAGCACAAAAAATTGTTTTAGAATTAAAAGCTGAATCAGATAAAATTAAACATTCCCAAAAAGATAACATAAATGAATCAGAAGCTATTGATATTTTTAAAAGAGAATTTGATCCTTTGGTGCAAAAAACTGTAGGAAATTTAAAAAACAAAAGAGTTCAAAAATTAGTTAATGATCAAATGCTTTTAGAGAATGCTGAAAATGTTTACACATTAAAAAAACAATCTTTTGAAGCATTTGAAAAAGAAAGTGTTAGAGTTTATAATGATACTCAATCATCAAACATTGGTAAATATAAAACTTCGGATGATCCTAAATTAAAAGAAAAATATAAATCTGAACTATATAGAGCTGCAGAAATATATAACGATGCTCATAATCTTGGTGAAAATGATTTAAAAAAAAGAATAGAAGTTATAGATAATGCTTTATTTATTACAGATGCTGAAGGTTTTATTGGATCTGATGAAGGTGTTAATTTAATTAAAACAATAGATCCAGGTGATTCAAAGTTAAATAATGAAACTTTTAGTAAAGCAATGTTTAATGTTTATAAAGATAAAATTGAATCAATAACTATTAAGGGTGATCCAGATGCAGACTTTGAACAAGCTCAAGAATTATTAGTTGAGTTAGAAAAATTTGAAAGATCAAATGGTCATAAAGTTGTTGATGGTGCAAGAGAAAAAACATTTGCTGATTTAAAACAAAAAATATTAAATGAATCTATTGGTCATGATGATCTAGTGTTTCAAATTGAACAAGGTGCAGAAGTTGCTGATTATTCTAAAGCTCAAAGATCAGCTCTTGGATCTTCATTTTACAATTCTTTAGTATTAGAAAAAAGTGGTGCTACTGCAAAAGCATTAGCTAATGAAGCTCAATCAGAATATGATAAAAGATATGAGACATGGTTGGGTGCTAATAGTGATGCTACAGCTTTTGAAAAAAAACAATATGCTCAAGAATTAAATTTAATGCTAGTAGACAAATATACTGAAATTGAATTACCACAATTAACTACATTTAATTTAGAAAAAAATAAATTTAATGTTCAAAGAGAATTAAATCAAGTTGAACTTGCTGCTTCTTTGTATTATGAAAATCCAGAAAATCCTAATCTATTAAAGTCTCTATCAAAATTAAATGGTTATGTTGATAAAAAAGGCAATCCAGATGTTAATGCTTTTTTAAATTTTTATTTACCTTTAATAAAATCTAGAAACAAAGATTAATTATGACAGAGCTTAGTCAAGAAGCAAAAGATATTCTCCAATCAATAAGAGAATCTAACGAAGCAATTAAACCTGTTAATCCTGGTTTAGTTAAAGAACCAAATGAAGATGATTTTAATTTTTTTCTAACACTTCAAGATATGGCTTTAGCTGTACCCAAAGGTGTTGTTAATGCTGTTGAAGAACAAGGTGATTTTATAGATGCAAATATTGTAAATCTTGGTGGTCTAGAGTTTGGCGATAATGATGGCAGAACAACTTTTAGAGATTTTATACCTAGATATGTTCCACCTTCAAAATGGAAATCAAAAGATAGAAATATAGCTACATTTGCAAAACCAGAAACTATGGCAGGTAATATAACAGAAGGTGTGTCAAGATTTCTTACAGGATTTTATGGACCAAATAAATTTTTAAAAGGAGCAGGTTTAACAGGTGGTGTTGTTAAAACAGGAATAAGAGGAATGACAGCAGGAGCTGTTGCTGATCTTACTGTATTTGATCCAGATGAAGGAAGATTATCAGATATGTTGGTTGAATTTGATTCACCATTATTAAACAATGCTGTTACTCAATATCTTGCAACAGACGAAGACGATACTGAAATGGAAGGTAGATTAAAAAATGTTTTAGAGGGTATTGCTATTGGTGGACCATTAGAAATATTAATGGGTATCAAAGCATTTAAAAGACAAAAAGCAACTCAAAATATTTCAGAAAAAAACAAAATTCACAAAGAGTATGGTGATGCTATTAAAAGTTTACAAGAAGCTAAAAAGAAACAAAAACTAAAACCTATTGATGTTGGTGTTAGAGTTACACCAGATGATAGGGGTAATGTTGGTACTGTAATAAGTATGAAGAGAGGAGCTATAGAGGTTGAGTTTATATCTAAAGACGGAGCAAGAGCAGTTAAAACATTTAAAAAATCAGAATTAAAATCAATAGATAAAACTCCATTAAAATTAGATCCTATTGTTAAAAAGAAAATAGCAGAAGGTAATGCAGCTATTATTAATATAGATCAAGCTATTAAAGATATTGAAATATCTAAA